CCAAAGAAAATGGGGCATGCAGCGGAGGTATTTATAACGCCCCCCCCCAAAGAAAATGGGGCGTAATGCCTAACCCTCTACTTCTTACGTCGGCGTCCGCCGCGCTTTCCAGAACCCGCCGCCCGACGCAGATCCTTGGGAACTGCTTCTTCGGCGAGCATGGATCGGCGTGCGTCCCTACTGCCGCCTTTATCGGCGGCAGCATTGCGCCGTCTGCGGTTTTGCCTCTTGGCGTTCAGGTCCTGACCATCATCAGGAGGCTCCTCATAGGCCGCGAACTCCCGTCTAGCGGCAGCCGCTGCCCTATGTTCGCGACCGCGCCTCTTATACTGCTGGTCCTTGGTTTCGTTCGTTTGGCGTGGGTACCGTCCCACGTTTCTTAGTTCAGGATTGCGCGGGCGCCTAACCACCCTGTCAACAGCATCCTCAATCACTTGGGCTCCAAGAATGTCAATCTTAGGAACACCTTCAGTGAAGGCACTGTGCAGGATCTGGGTCATCTGCGCTGCGGTGTAGACACGCTTTGGATTGACGAGGTAATCAACCGGGTGGTGTCCCACCAGCTGGCTCACTCGTCTCATCCAATCTGTCTCCCGAACTACGGGGGGAGGTGGTGGCTTCTTCTCTTCCTCCTCGCCGTCGTCATCCGAGACTACATCAAAGTCCTCGTCGTCGGCGGGGTGGCGCCAAACTCTGGCAATCATTTTGCCTTCGTCATAGGCTGCTTGAAGCCCCCGAAGGGACTGCGAGATACCCACCAAAAGCTCTCGGTCAATTGCATGCGAATTGACCTGGAGCGCCCACTTCATGCGTTCATCATGATGGTTCGGGTCGTTGACGTTATTAACAGCCTGTGCTAGGAGGAGAGCGATCTCCTGTCTCCATGCCCTAGCTGTTCGTCTCAGACTCCATGGTGGAACGCCACTACCTATAGAGTTGGAGGTTAGCCGGACAGTCTCTGTTGCCAGGAACTCCTTCCGACTAGACTTCCACTTCCCGGCGGGATAAGCCATTTGGGCCATCGCGCGGGGTAAGTCAGAGAAGGGATAACTGAACCCGCTTGCCCTGGTGTGAAAGTAGTATCCTATAAACTGGAAAGGACGATGTTTTAAGAATTCGGACAAGGTGCCGACTTCCAGGACAGCGTACTGTTCCAGTTTAACTACGAAGCCCATCTCACGACCAACGCGCGTGAGCAGCATGTTCAGTTGTGTCTCACTCTCATTTCCCGTCATCTCTTTGAGTGTGCGCTTTATCAAGACATCCATAAGGACGTCGTTGATCTTGGATTGAAGTGGAGACCCCGAAGGACCTCCGTGCTCCATCTCTACCACCACGGTCTGTTCCATAACCACCAGTCTCCTGCGCATGAAAGCATACCAAACCCCTGCGCCAATCGGGTCAATCAGAGCCAGATCGTCCAGGAAGGCATCATGCACAGCCTTCGTCACTCGCGCATGCTGAGTGAGATCAAAGGCTGAACAATCTAAGGCAAAAACCATAAGTTTCTCGCCTTTCCGCCTGGCGACCCAACTGTCGTCTCCGACATGGACGTACGCTTCCCCGTTCTTCTTTAACTGGGCATCCATGGTCTCCA